GCGGTTCGGGGGTCCGTGCGCTCTGGGGCCGTTCTGTGCGGTTTTAGGAGGGGTGCCCCACTACGTCACATGCCATGCAGGAACCGTGCCACCATACGCCCCCGTTCTGTGGCCTCGGCTTGGCATGGTCTGTGCATGGCTTGACAGCCGCCGCCCTTTGTGCTTTCGTCCCACGCGCTGCCTGACCTCTGGGCCGCTGTCAAGGACTTTCCGACGAACGGTATGTGCGCCGCTTCTACCACATGCGGCGGTGCGCTGTCAAGCTATGCGTAACGCCTAGCACACCGCCCCCCGATCTGTCAAGCGCCGTCCTACGCCTAGCACGAAAGGGGGCAGGCCGTCAACGCCAATGTGCTAATCTGTGCGCTACGTCACAGTCTCGCGGCCCGTTGAGAGCGTCGCAGAGCCGGTGAGACAGAGGCCGGGGGCAAGGGGGAAAACAGGGCGGCGGTGTATGTCAATAGCACCCCCACCCTTGAAAAGAGAACAAAGCAGCAAATCCCATCATAGGAAAACCTATATCCACTTTGCCACATGCCTTTTGCCCTACTCCCCAAGCTGAACGCCCTCTCACGCCCCAATGAGACACGCCTCTCCCTGAACGCGACCCGCCGCCCCTTGCATCCCTGACCCCCGTATGGTACAAGTGGGGCATGGCCCGACCGCACTTAAACCTGAGCAATCCGTACAGCCTCAAAGCCTTTGGCGAATTGGTTATCCCTAAAGACTGGCTTTTCTATACCAGTTTGCCATACCTGTTAGCACGGGCAGGAAATGAGGAGGCGCTACAGGACTTGGTAGATATCGTCACACGGGTACGTCGAAGTAGGGGAAATCGCTACTACGGAATTCTAGAAGGAAAAGAAATGCCCAATCTCAGTGGTATCACACGCGACATAAGGAGGACAGGAACATGAGCTACAAAGACCCCGCAGAAGGATTGGAATTCGGACACCCCAGTAACAAGCATGTACCCGAGGACTTGCAGGTAAAGTTTATGGAATTGCCCAAACCGAGTGGATGGAAATGTGAGCTTTTCGGCATGAACGGAAACCTCACACTCTTTCCCAATCAAGGCAATGTACCTAATCGCTTCTGGCGCTGGATGCAATACCTCGCGTTCGGTAACAAGTGGATTAAACTGCCATGAACGAGGCCACGAAACCCGCCCCTGTTGACCCCAGACAAGAACCCCTGCCTCTCCCTGAACCTCCCAACTGGCTCCCACACTCATACCATGAAGCGTACCTACAAGGGTATGAAATCGGCTACAAGAACGGCTGGCACGGCATCGCGCCAGAAGCAAGCGCGGCAATGCGTACACTGGAAAGACTGGGATTTACCTATCATGGAGGACAACAATGGAAGCCGCCTCTTGGCCCCATGCGCGCAATGCCCCTTGATTTCGGCACCCTTACAGATACAGTTTATTCGGGTATGGTAAAGCACGCTAACTGGCGGCAACACAAGGGCTTTGACGTTGACTATATGCGCTGTGTGCAAGCAGGGCTACGCGAAGCTATCAAACGAGGGTTGATAAACGGCCCGATACCGGAACTAGGACTGGAACATGACTAATCCAATCTGCTACGCATGTGGAAAGAGGGCAGATTGCCGCCCCTACGGTCCTAGGGGTGAACAGGTCTGCTTTGACTGTGCCTTCGCTACCCCCGAAGCAAAGCGCACCACGGACGCTGCATTTAGAAGCCAACTAGAAGCCTGCGGGGATGCGATTCTAATTGGCCTGAAATGTGGCCCTGTTCCGCTTTTCCCGATAAAGAGAAACCTACAATGACTGACCTCAAGACAAACGGGGGGCAATTCCCCGCTGTGTGGATAGATGATATGCACGGGATGGAAGAAAACCCTGCGATCATCGGCGGAAAGGTACTGGCTGCTCGTAACGCGGGGTACGTTGACCTGACCCCCCTACAGCGGCAATTTGCCCTTGAGTTTGTCTTGTCCGGCACGACCCTCCGAAAGATCGCACGTTTAATGGACATTCCCGTGCCTATGGCACAGAAGATGTATAACAACCCCATTGTAAGGGCATATATCAGCGACTTGCAGAAGGAGGTAGCGGCACACCGATTGATTAACGATCAGTGGGTGGAAAATCAGATAATGAAAATCATGCCAAAGCTCTTGGGTGAGGAAATGGTTGACATTGTGACCTCTAAGGGCAGTCACATTCGCAAGCGGAAGTTCCATGCTCCGGAGCTTACTTCGATTCTCAAACACTTTGGCGGCGCTCAAGAACAAAAAGGAACAGGCGGTCCCGGTGTCAATATCCAGATCAATTTCTCCGATATGTTGACCCCTGAACAGGCGCAGAAACTCAACATAAAGGTAATTGACCAATGAGTACCCCGCCGTGGGCTAAAAAGTGGTGGATATTTGCATGGTCAAACCCCGAGTATAAGGCCGCTTTCCTTGAGGGGAAAATGGTGGTTGACGGCAAAGGGGTCTGGTGCAGTATTCACGGGAGGCTCTATTTCCTGGCCGTAAGGCATCTGCCGGGAATCTACAAATGAGAGACTTCCGGCCTGCTAAAAACGTGAGGTTGCCGAATGATTGGTTCCCTATGGCCCACCAACGGGAGTTTTTTGACTATCTGTTTGAGGATGGAGGTTTCCCTATGGGGAAACGGGCCTTCCTTACATGGCACCGACGCGCAGGCAAGGATAGTTGCAGTATCAATGGCCTTGCTGTTTGCTCTCAATTACGAGTAGGCACCTATTGGCACTTGCTTCCGACTCTTAATCAGGGCCGGAAAGTCATATGGAATGGCATTGATTACGGCGGCAGGCGTATTATCAATCAAGCCTTCCCGAAAGAGATGGTAGAAGTCTCTAACGAAAACGAAATGACCTTGAGGATGCGAAATGGGTCATTTTATCAGGTAGTAGGCAGCGACAATTACAATAGCTTGGTCGGTTCCAACCCGATAGGGGTTATCTTCTCGGAATGGGCACTCTCTGACCCTGCTGCATGGGACTTCGTTCGACCTATCCTCCTTGAGAACGGCGGCTTTGCCGCTTTCATTACCACACCCCGAGGCAAAAATCATGCGTATAAGCAATGGAAAAACGTTCAAAACTCATCTGCTTGGTTTACTAGCACGAAAACGGTCAATGACACCTTCCGAAACGATGGTCGGCGCATCATCACTCCCGAGAACATTCAATCGGAGCGCGATGAAGGCGTTGCCGATGAGATTATCGAACAAGAATACTATTGCAGTTGGGAGGGTATCAACTACGGCAGCATCTATGGTAAGTTGCTTGGCCGTTTTGAGCACCAGCAGATCGAATTTCCCGAACCATTTATCGAGGACTTACCCGTATTCACGGCATGGGATATCGGCCACCGCGATGCGACCGCAATATGGTTCTATCAACTTGTAGCCGGGGAAGTACGCATAATTGACTTCCTAGAGGGGGTCGGAAGTGACGCAGACGATTGGCTGGATAAGCTAGAGAAACTTCCCTATGCTTATGGCACCCCTGCATTGCCCCATGATGCCAAGAACAAGACCTTTGCGACCAAGTATTCCGCGCAAGACCGATTCATTGCCCGGAAACTCACTCCTTATATAGTGCCGAACTTCCGGGTAGCCGCTGGAATTCAAGCGGTTCGTGCAATGATACCCGTAGTATGGTTTAATATCGGGAATCCGCACGTTGTCAAGGGGTTAGAGCGTCTGGAAGCCTATCACTATGAATGGGACGATGAGGCCAAGGTTTTTAAGGCCGAACCTGAGCATGATGAGAACTCCCACCCCGCAGACGGCTTTAGAATGTTGGCCCTGTCCAAGAGTGTCACCGAACATTGCAATAGGAATAGGACAACGGTAGCACGCGGCCCAACCCATTTCAATACCCCTCTGGGACGCGCCTTGAACCTTGAAAATCTGTTCAAAGACCGTGAGGAAGCACGGACACAAAGGAGAGTCTGAAATGGCTGCTGAAAGAACCGCCCAAAAGCCTAAAGAACCCGAAAAGAATCCGTGGCCGAAGCGGATTCAGGCATGGAATAAGTTTTCCCAGAAGTTTCATGACCGGGGAACACAGATCGAAGCGCGGTATCAAGACGACCGCGAATCGGAAGCAAGTATGGCCCCTTCGATGATGCAATCAGGGGTCAAGAAAGTCAATCTCTTTTATAGTAACACTACGGTTATCAAGGAGAGCTTGTATAACAGCCTTCCGAAGCCGTCAGTGTCTCGCCTACATAAAGGCGACTCTGAAAATGATGCAGCGCGTGTGGCAGCGTTTATCATGGAAAGGGGACTGTCATACGAGATTCACTGTGCCAAATGGTTTGACTCGGCAGTAAAGGCTGCGATTCTGGACCGGCTAGTTCCCGGCCTTGGAGTCACATGGATTACTTTCGTGCCGCCCAACGGTCAAACCCCTGAATCAATGACCGTGGATATCGTCTATTGGAAGGACTTTATCTATGAGCCGAAACGGGCATGGGAACAGGTCACATGGGCTGGCCGTATCCTGCATATGTCCAACGAGGAAGCCGAAAGGAAGTGGCCGGGGAAGGCTTTTGCTATCGGGCAGAAAGAGAATCCCTCCAATGCCACAATCAGCATTTCTTCTGAACTAATTAACGAGAATAAGACCTCGGTCATTCAGATGTGGGATAAGACCAAGCGCGAAGTCTTGCATTTGACCATGACAGGGGAAGTCCTTGATCGGGTGAAAGACCCCTATGAATTGATAGACTTTTTCCCCTGTCCGAAGCCGCTGATTGCTTCGCCACCAACTTCCAAGTTCCTGCCTTTGCCGGATTACTATATCGCGCAAGATCAGTACATGGAAATGGACATTCTATATGCCCGAATCAACCTCATCATTGAAGCGGTGAAGGTTGCAGGCGTATATGACTCGGCCTCGCCTGAACTACAACGCATGTTAGGAGGTACTGAAAACAAGCTGATTCCTGTTGACAACTGGGCTATGTTCGCAGAAAAGGGGGGAGTAAAGGGAACGATTGATTGGTTCCCAGTTGACCAAATTACTTCTGTTCTACAGCAGCTTATCGCTACCTATGACTTCATGAAAAATCAGTTGTTTGAAGTCACGGGTATGGCCGATATAGTCCGTGGTTCAACCAACCAATACGAAACGGCTGCGGCACAACAAATCAAAGCACAGTTCGCTTCGGTACGCATGAACGCTTATCAGAGGGACGTATCATTCTTTGTCCGTGATATTCTGCGAATCATGGGCGAATTAATGGTACAAATGTATAGCGATCAAAAGCTGCAAGCTATCGTCGGAACCATCCCTGAGCCGGATATGGCTTTCGTGCAGCAGGCAATGGTGGTTCTTCGTTCCGATTTCCTGTTGAAATATAACATTGATATCGAAACGGATTCGCTGACCCAAGCAGACTGGGGCTTGCAGCAGACTCAGCGCATGGAATTCGTATCCACTTTGAGCCAGTTCATACAGGGCGCAATGACGGTTGTTGAGTCTGTGCCTGCTATGGGTCCACTGATGCTGGAAATTATCAAGTTTGCCAGTGTCGGATTCAAGGGTTCGTCGGAGCTTGAAGGCATGATTGATGCGGCTATAAAAGCAGCCACAGAAGCAGCCAACCAACCGC